GGTCAACGACAAGAATGAAACGGTAGAATGTATTGGGATACAGGTAGATGATTAAAGCGACATACATAAACCACATGGGCAATGACCTGACTGTAGCTAACGCAGCACGTGTGTCATTTGGTAAGACAAGTGAGATGGAAGACGATCCTTGGGGACCACCTAAGCTCAAGGCTAAGGATGATAAGCTGATCCGTTACCTTGCCAAGCATCGTCATATCAGTCCCTTTGGGCATTGCTTCGCAAGCTTCCACGTCAAGGCTCCAATCTTTGTAGCACGGCAGCTAGTCAAGCATAAGTTCTTGAGATGGAACGAAATATCCAGGCGCTACGTTGATGATGAACCTGAGTTCTATGTGCCTGACGTATGGCGTGGGCGCAGTGCTGACAAGAAGCAAGGCTCTGAGGGTGTCGTTGATGTAGGTGACTGGGGTGATACTAACTGGGCATGTCTCAAAGCCTACAACGATCTTCTTGAGCATGGTGTAGCACCTGAGCAGGCCCGTATGGTATTGCCACAGTCTACAATGACTGAGTGGTACTGGTCAGGTAGCCTAGATGCCTTCTCTGATATGTGTAACCTACGGTGTAAGTCTGACACACAGTACGAGACACGTTTAGTTGCATGGCACATCAATCGGCACATGGATAGGTTATTTCCTGTGTCGTGGGAGGCTTTGACAAATGCCTAAACTATATGACTTAGAGCAAATGATAATGGACTGCTGGCATGTATGTGATGACCTTCAGGTTATCTTCAAACAGATAGGTGATGGTGAGCGTGACCCTACCCAAGACGAACTGATGAACGCCTTGATGGGTATGCAACAGCTATACCAATGGAAGTTTGAGCAGTTGTTCTTCAAGTATGAGGAGGTACTCCGTGACAGACAATGAGTGGCCCTTAGAGGCAGACTTTAGTGACATCAGACCTATGACACCAGAGGAACGTAAGGCATCTAAAGATCGTGATGAAAAGAATAAGTGGCGCAAGTGTGTCAGTTGTGGTAATGAAAGTAGAGGCACATGGTGTGGCTTCTGTCTGGAGGAAGAATGATTCGTAGTGAATGGAAGCGTTTGATGAAAGAGAACCAAGACTTTAAGGAGAGTGTATTGGCTGAGCATAATAGAATAGAACCGCCAGTTACGGCAGCGGATAATGTCAACAACCCAGCGCACTATGGTAAGGGTAGCATTGAGTGCATTGACTACATAGAAGACTTCCTCACCACAGAGGAATACATAGGCTACCTGCGTGGTAACATAGCTAAGTACCTACACCGCTGGCGTTACAAGAACAAACAAGAGGATCTACTCAAGTCACAGTGGTACTTGGATCGTCTGATAAAGCTAGATGGAAAGGATAAGACATGATACCTGTAGGTCAATTACGTTTATTACTCACCAAGGCTGGGCTTGAGTATGTTATCACCCGTGTAGAAGGTAACGTAGCTCACGTTAACATTCTTGTAGCAGAGCAGCCAGATGTACACAGTTGAGTTTGAATCAGACGCTGCTGTAATCACAACCCTAGACCAGGATGACATGCACGAGGATGTAGAAGTCATCTTAGGTGATGATGGTGATGTATATATCCGACAGTTTGAACCAGACATGGACTCTTACCAGATGATTGTCATGAGCCATCAGCAACTCATTGATATTATGGCAGCATACAACAGTAAAGAAGGGGCTTTCTACATAACATTTGAGAGGCCACAAGTATGAATGAACTAGGACAAGGGTTTTTCGCTGGTGTATTCGCAATGTATGTGTTAGCCCTACCCTTACTATACCATATGGTAGAGCCAGAGGATGAGGAGATGGATAACTCTGGCCCTATCAAGTTTGCTTTCCTGTGGCCTTTGATTGCACTGGAAGTATTATACCGTATCTTTGTAGGAGAGAAAGACAATGATGGAACTGGCACTGATTAAGACGTTACTTAACCGTGACTTCTATGAACAACACAAGGGCATTCGCTGCCCTGATAAAATCTTCACTAAGGATGTACGCAAGATCAAGCAGGCACTAGATGCTGCCATGAGGACATATGATGGCGATCTAAACACATCAGACCTAGAGGCTTTGTTCTACTCACAGAACCAGACGATGACAACTGCCA